TCGCCACTCTCTTTATTTACTAGGTCGTTCATGATCTCCCCCTTTCTTTGTTTAGTTTCGCATCAAAAAGTAGATCGCCTAAAACATTGTCATAGATATTAAGAAACAAAGTATATGACATATTGGAGACAATCTTTTCAGCACCTATGAGACCAGTAGCCAATTCAGATAATGATCTTTTCTCACCGACTTTGGCAAACTCATCAACATACCATTCGACTTTAGCCTTACAGTATTCTTCTTTGGCTTTTGACACTCTCTCGGTGGGAGAGTGGCTTTCGCCACTCTCTTGTTGCTCAATGTGTAGGTCGCTTAACTTACTCATTTTGACCTCCTAACAAAGTTATTAAGATTGAATCTAACTTGATAAGTAGCATCTATTTCTTTGACATATTGCGATTTATGATCAATGTTAATTGGTAGCATAAGTTTCGATCCAACGAGATTGAATTCGTTGTTGCCAACATCAATTAGCATCTCTCTATCGTATTTCTTAAATGCTACATGATCTTCATGAACAACAACGAAGTCAGAGAAGATGCTTTTAACAAATTTTCTGAATGTGCTTTCTTTCTTTTTGCACAGTAGATATTCCGCTACATCTTTTGTCTTCTCCAACTCTTTCATTCGTTGTCGATTCATTGCCATTTGATCTATTCCGATCTTTGTATATTTATCCATTTCTCTATTCTCCTCTATTTGTAGTTAATGTTGAAATGTTATTCAACATTAACCTATTTTTTACTTATAGTATATTTATTTATTTCTGATGCTCTGAAACCCCTATAAATACTGGGGTTTGTGTTTGGGGTGGGTCACTTTGCGTATACGATTTGCGCAAAAGTTCAGCTGTGCAGCTTGGCTTGGGTCTCTTTGGGTTTTGGGTCGAAAATCTGAGATTTTTTTGGCTTGAGGGGTGACCCCCCTTATATAATTTAGGATCCCTATAGTTTGATATATATAATAACGTTTCACACAAATAATTTGCCCAAAAAAGAAAATGAACTTATAGTGACTCCTATGTCGAAATTGGGACATATACCAGTCGATGCGATGAAAGAGATGCTTTTATTGCAAAGTCGATTAGAGAACCTAGATAAACAGGAAGAAGTACAGGATTCCTTTCTGGACTACATCGGTTATATCTGGCCTGAGTTTATTCGTGGGGACCACCATAAAGTTTTTGCCGATAAGTTAACCGAAATCGCCAAGGGTGAAATCAAGCGTTTAATCGTCAACATGCCCCCTAGGCATACCAAGAGTGAGTTTGCCTCGGTGTACTTCCCCTCTTGGATCATGGGACTCAAACCCAACATGAAAATCATGCAAACCACCCATACGTCCGAATTATCCATCCGTTTTGGCCGTAAGGTTAGGAATCTTATGGATACAGAGGAGTACAAGGCCATCTTTCCCAAAGTGACCCTCAGTGCCGACTCCAAGTCAGCAGGGCGTTGGGAGACCAATAGAGGGGGCGAATACTTTGCGGCGGGGGTTGGAGGAGCCATTACAGGTCGGGGTGCCGATCTGCTGATCATTGATGATCCACATTCAGAACAAGATGCGTTATCACCTTCGGCCTTGGAATCTGCTTATGAATGGTACACTTCCGGTCCTCGTCAGCGGCTACAGCCTGGCGGTGCCATTGTGATCGTGATGACTCGTTGGTCGACCATTGATTTAACGGCGCAGTTGTTGAAAAGACAAACGGAAACCCATGCAGATCAATGGCATGTGGTGGAATTGCCTGCTATTTTTGAGGACACAGGCAACCCATTGTGGCCAGAGTATTGGAAGATTGAGGAATTGGAGGCTGTGAAGGCTTCGTTGCCGATTACCAAGTGGAACGCCCAGTATATGCAGAACCCCACCTCGGAAGAAGGGGCGATTATTAAACGAGATTGGTGGCAGATGTGGGAAAAGGACAAGATTCCGCCTGTGGAGTACATCATCCAGTCTTACGATACGGCTTTTAGTAAGTCAGAAACCGCAGATTTTTCAGCCATTACGACTTGGGGCATATTCAGGCCCACCGAGGACAGTGGCGATGCGATTATACTGCTCGATGCAAAGCGTGGACGCTGGGATTTTCCGGAGCTGAAAGCAATTGCGAATGAGGAGTATAAGTATTGGGAACCGGAAATGGTGTTAGTTGAGTCCCAGGCGTCAGGGACGCCGTTGACCCAGGAACTACGCAATATGGGGATACCGGTGGTCAACTACCGCCCGTCAAGGGGCAATGACAAGGTGACTCGTGTGCATGCGGTCAGCCCTGTGTTTGAGTCGGGCATGGTTTGGGCGCCGGATAAGAAGTTTGCCGAAGAAGTGATTGAGGAATGCGCTGCCTTTCCGTTTTCAGAACACGACGACTATGTCGATTCGATGACGCAAGCGATACTGAGATTTAGACAAGGCAACTTTGTTCGGCTATACTCGGATGAAGAGGATGAGGAATATGTGCCGCAACAGCACGTTTATTATTGATGAATAATATTTACAACGGAAAAAAGGATTTAATGAAAATTATTAAATTCAAGTATAGAATGAAGAACAACGTAATAAGTCCGCTGACCCAATATCGAAATTGGATCAGTGCACTTTTATTCAAATTAGCACAAGGGAAAAGTTATGGCGGACGTCGATAAACGAATATATCCAGCTCAAGAAGAGCCGTTGGATATTGTTGATGACTCCAAAACAATTGAACTAGAGGATCCCACACTCGCCGAGTTGAGTGGAGAAGACGTCCCCATGATGCCCTTGGAAAATGGAAACTTACTTGTTGGGGCAGGAGAAATGCTGCCACAAGAAGTGGAGTTTGGCGCTAACTTGGCCGAAGAACTGGACGATTCCGAACTACACGGTATATTTAACCAGTGCGTTGCCGATGTCGAAGCCGATATTAATTCTCGTTCTGAATGGGAACAACAATATCGAGATGGCTTGGAATTCCTCGGCATGCGCTACGAAGAGCGAAGTCAACCATTTGAAGGCGCATCCGGCATTACCCATCCCCTACTTGCCGAATCCGTCACACAATTCCAGGCACAAGCCTATGGAGAAATACTGCCCGCTCAAGGACCGGTAAAGACCCAAATCGTTGGCGCCATTACTCCTGACTCCGAAGCACAAGCTGCCAGAGTCAAGGAGTACATGAATTATCAAATCATGCATGTCATGGAGGAATATGATCCTGAGACTGACATGCTGTTGTTTTACCTGCCGTTGTCGGGTTCTGCGTTTCGCAAGGTTTATTATGATCAGAATCTAGGGCGTGCCGTATCGAAGTTTATTCCGTCTGAAAACCTTGTCGTGCCTTACGACACCAGTGATTTACAAACGGCTGTAAGGATCACCAACATTGTCTCAATGCCAATGAACGATGTGGTCAAGCTACAGAAAAGCGGATTTTATAGCGATGTCCCACTTAAATCGATGGGTTCTCAGTACAACAATGAGGACATTCAAGAAGAGATTGATAAGCTCCAAGGCGTAGAGCCGTCTTACGATTCGGGTGCCGATTGTGAATTGTACGAGATTCACACCGACTTGGATCTACCAGGTTTTGAAGACGTCGATGAAATGGGTGAGCCAACAGGGATTAAGTTGCCCTACATCATTACGTTGTCTAAACGCAACAATGTCGTCCTTTCGATTCGTCGCAACTGGAATGAGACCGATCCGCTTCGCAAAAAGATACAATACTTTGTCCATTACAAGTTCTTACCAGGACTTGGCTTTTATGGTTTTGGCTTGACGCACATGATTGGGGGGCTTTCACGGGCTTCCACTTCCATACTGCGTCAGCTGATCGACGCTGGCACACTGGCCAACCTGCCTGCCGGATTCAAGGCACGAGGTATTCGCATCCGGAACGACGATCAGCCCCTACAACCGGGTGAGTTTCGTGACATGGATGCCCCTGGGGGCAGTCTTCGAGACTCTTTTGTACCTCTTCCGTTTAAGGAGCCGTCGCAAACACTGCTCGCTTTGATGGGCTTGATGGTCGATGCGGGCAAACGATTTGCCTCCATTGCCGATATTCAAGTGGGCGATTCCAACCAAGAGATGCCAGTGGGCACCACGGTGGCTTTACTGGAGCGTGGCACCAAGGTCATGTCTTCGATTCACAAGCGTTTGCACTATGCACAAAAGATAGAATTTAATTTATTGGCAAGAATATTTGCTCAGTTCTTGCCTCCTTCTTATCCATACATGACCAAGAATGGTGATCAAAACATCAAACAGGCCGACTTTGATGACCGAGTAGACATCATTCCAGTATCGGATCCAAACATCTTCTCGATGAGTCAACGGGTCATGATGGCGCAACAAATGTTGCAAATGGCACAGTCCAACCCTGAGATTCATGGACAAATGGGCATATACGAGGCGTATCGCCGAATGTATCAAGCGCTCAATGTGCAGAACATTGAGGCAATCTTACCGCCTCCACCACAGCCCGAACCGATGGACCCTGCTCGTGAGAACGCAGGTTTGTTGATGGGACAAAGGGCACAAGCATTTCCTGGGCAAGACCACGATGCACACATTGCTTCACACATGAGTCTTTACCAAACCGCCATTGTGCAACAGAATCCACAAGCATTGGCGGCCATTCAAGCACATGTGTATGATCACATTGCGCTCAAAGCAGAAGAGGTTGTACAACAACAAATGGCACAAGATCCACAAATGATGCAGATGCAACAACAAATGATGCAACTGCCACCAGAACAACAACAACAAATGGCACAACAACTGGCCATGCAACAAGAATCGCAAGTGGCACAAGTGATTGCTCAATTGACACAAGAGATTAATCAACAGTTTGCGCCACCTCCACCGCCAGAAGATCCACTGGTTGAGCTCAGACGCCAAGAACTTGACATCAAAGCAGGTGATTTGATGAGAAAACAACAAGAATTTGGAGAAAAGCAAGAATTGGATATAATGAAAATGAACCAACAAGACGATTTAGCAAGAGAACGCATTGAAACAAGCGAAGACATTGCCGTGATGAAAAACGAAGTGGCAAAGGATCGATTGGAACAAGCAGAGCGTTTTAAAGCAGCAGATTTACAACAGGAGAGAGATCAATGAGTTCAGTAATGAAAGCGATGCAAGCCGCACACAAAGAACAAATGAAAAAAGAAGTGGCTATGCAAGAAGAGAAAATGGCCGAACACATGGCGGAAAGAGCTTGGCGTGGAGATCCCAAAAGAAAAGAACAAGTTTTGGGTGAACCAGAAAAAGTAGAAGAAAAGCCAAAACCTAAAGCCAAAAAGAAAGCAGCGGCTAAGAAAAAACCAGCGGCTAAAAAGAAAGCAGCACCTAAGAAGAAAGCAGCGAAGAAAAAAAGTGCCGCTAAAAAAGGGTAGCGCAAAGAAAACAGTTTCTGCTAACATAAAGAAACTGAGGAAAGAGGGTTACAAGAAGAAACAATCAATTGCCATTGCTTTGAGCAAGGCAGGAAAGTCTAAAAAGAAGAGGAAGACCAATGCAAAGACCAAGAAAGTTCAAAGGCGCAATGCCAAAAGACCCAGTCGCCGCAAGTAAATCAATGAAGATTAAAGACCAAGGGACTGTGCCAATGGCGCAACCCAAGAAGGTAGCTAACGGCGGACCACCTAAACCAGGTGCAGACGCAGGCAAAGCAAAAGGTGGCGGTGCAGCGATTCGAGGCACTAATTTCGCAGGGAGGTTCTAATGCCTGGAAGTAAAATGAAAATGCCTAAATCACCTATGCTCATGATGAATCCCGATATGCCTGTCATGATGTTTAAAGACGGAGGTGCTTATCCAAACAAAGGATTAGAAGCATTGGCAAAAGAAGCGCCCGAAGTTGTTAAAAAAATGGGATACAAATACGGTGGTGATGTTGAAAAATATGCCACAGGCGATGCAGTGGTTTCTGAAGAAGAAAAGAAACGATTTAAAGACTTTCAACCTGAAGGCATGCTCAAAGGTACTATTTTTGATTATGTTCCTGACAAAGCACAAACCATGATGTTTATGATGGACCGAATGGGAATGGGTCAGTCAGAACCAGCTCAACAAGAAGATAGC